TGCTAGCCGTCGTTACGTTTCCTTTCGGAACACGTGCGCCGCAGTTCTGGCGTCTACTATCCAAGTTTACAATAGCACGTTGGTAACCAACCAACATTTGCCTCAAGTTCGGGTGAGGTCCCAGCTTTTTAAGATCAGTTTTCTATCTTCCATCAACTTACCGTGTTGACAACGTCTTTGGTAAACCGGATGTGTCCGGTTGAGAGAGTAGGGATACTGGATCTCAAACCCTCAAACATCTATGCGTTTATTTCTCCTTCTCGCACCCATTCATCAGCATGTCGCGGGGTGACTAGCCCCGGCCATTTTGCAGAAAACAAGCTTCGCACGAATTACACGGATGCCTACAATGGCTATCTTCAGCTCGCAAGCCTAAGCTACTTACAAGTAGGGTCTTTTCTGTTCGTCTATCTTGATTAACATCCACTCAGGTAATCTGGCTTTACCGTACATTGAATCCAGCGGTCACACTGTTGGTGTAGAATGTTGGCTATGGTGCATCTTCTCGGTCATGTTATTTTACCTCCGTTGATTTTTATTTTGTTTTTATATATATAGGTGTGTGATCGGATTTCTCCTGCTGGTTGATCAAACCACATTTGTTCCGGCGGTGTCTGTCCGCCACTAGTCCTCCTCATCCTGGGTTCCGGAGACTAAACTTTGAACCCAGACGCTCCTATCAACAACATCTCCAGCCGGTATTAAATTATGCTTCCCTCGGCTTTGTATGCGACGACGAATCTCATTTTGGTCGCTAGCTCGTAGTCCAATTAAGGGTAACATAAGTGCCTCCGCATACGGAGACAGCGCCATTGCCGTTTCACCGATCCACGTGGTTAAGTCTCCTGCTCCAACTGCCTGAGCATCAAAGACAATACTTTCACCCGCATCAGCTACAATTTCAATTAAGTATTTCCACTTGTTGTCAAGCAGAATGTAGTCGATAACACCCCCACCAAGCTTTGCTAATTTAGTAATCCAATTATCAGCTGGTGTGGTTGTAGGTTCCAGTTCTAAGTGTGTTATTGAGTCCTCAGCATACCCGGATTGTTCTAAGTACAATAATCCGGTAAATGGTTCCTGGAATGTAATGGCACATTCACCTGCGTTGTTGCTATCAGTTGTAAAGTTAATTGAACTTCCTTGCATCATAGTATTAGGACGGTCAGATGAAATAGTGCCAAGAATATCAAAGTAATTCGAGGAATTTATCTTTGATTCAGCTGCATTCGGCTCTTGTTTGTGGAAAGCCGGTACCATTAATGTAATATCATAAGTGACCCACACTTCACCATAGGACGAAGTGGTAGGCGCTGGAACATCAGTCAACGCTATAAAGACTGTACCAACATCGTATAATTTCAAGTTCTCACTAAAACCTGCTCGTACTGCATGCCTGACGAAGAGATGGTCGTCATAGCTCAATTCCTTTCGATTAAGTGCCATAGCTGACCTCATCCATACGGCTGATCGAGTAGCACCTAAACTGTTGAGCATGTGGCTCTTAGAAATAGGTGGCTCGTCAGCGGGGTCATAATCGACCTGCATGATCACAGCTCCACTTTCGGTAGTACTTACAAATGGTTCATAAGAAATAGACATACTATTAACGCAGTAACGTTCGTATCCATTGGCAATATTGGACAACCATGGGAACATTTCTGTATCACCCGCGTTAATACCAAGCTCCAAAACTCCGTTTTCGAATGTGTGTTCTGAAGTTATGTTCTTGATAAATTCACGATGTCGTACGCGTATTGCTCCAGCTCCTGCTGGTGTTGTCTGGGGCCTCCCCCCAGACGTTCTCAATCCTGTTGCTACTGGCGCTGCAACTCGTTGAGATCGGTTTGTGTTTCTTCTATTGTTCGTATTTCTAGTAAGGCAAAAATTTAACAAGCAAAGATACCTTAGTCTATTGCATGCGATTACCCTCCAGCCCAAACCTACTGCCATCTCTCGATAACTTGAAGGCGGCACTCGGGCTGGCCCCCTGCGCTAAAGAGCGCTCCGCCTCTCGTATTAGGCGTCTAGATGTCGCTAAGGGTACATTGCGTCCATCTCTCCGTAATCACTAACACCGGGACATTAATGTCCATGTGCGCTCAACCTCGTAAGGTCCAAACGTCTTCCTATCTGGCTAATCTACCTCTTCACGGTGGGTTGCCGGGTTTCCCAGTACTCCCAGTTTTCCTTCTGGGGGTCTACCAAGCCGACTCTGGCTCCTTTTCTATCTCTCGGTATGGTCCGAGTTGTCGCTGAGTTCACGACAAACGCTTAAATTTCTGTTCTGGTTCAACAAGATATTGGATAGAATCGATGTGTCTTTCCGGATCAATTACGGGTTTAGACCACAAGGGGTCTGGCAAGCACTGATAGTAGTTCTCAATCAGCTTTTGCTCGGCAGGTGTAATGCCGTGAGCAAAATAAAAGCTTATCCTCTCCCTCATAGTCGGTTCCCGTTGCTTATAGGTCATACCGTCAATTAGCTCTTGGCGAAACTTGTAGTAATGATCGCCCATTTTTGGAACCCATGGTGTGGCTCCTCTACCCATCCACGCATAAAATTGTTGGAAAATTGGTACTCCGCCTGACATTGCCAACCCGCAACCGGCTATCGCGCCCAACTGCTTTCTGTACACTTTCTTTGAGCACATCATCTTCGTTGAGATGACATCGCTATACAGTCGTTTACTTGGTCGCGGAGTTAACACGTACCCCAACTCCTCATTAAATACTGGGCGAGCTTGACAAAATTCGACTTCTTCTAAGGTGTTGTATACCCCATCAAATTCCATAGTAATACCCATTCGCAAAAACCAATCCTTCAATCCACTGGTAAACTCTTTCAATCGCTTTTGCTCCATAATAATGACACAGTCATCGCCATCATTTAAGAGGGAAATTTTGCCCAACATATTCTTGTCCTTAAAATATGAATACATCAGACTGCACATGATAATAACATTACCTAAACTAGTGTTCATATCGCCTGACATCCTGCACCCATTCACCTTGTACTTTAGGATGCCGTCGATACCCACGTACACACCTTTATTCTTGAGCTGGGCTGAGAGCAAAGTATTTAAGTTAGGAAGGTCATCTCCTTGGCCTGTTGACCACATTCTATATATCTTGTGCTCATGTTCTAGCAACAAGGTATTAATGTGCTGGTCGAACCGTGATGCATCCAACCCTACTGCAACTGGATTCACGTATTTCTCCCACATCCCCCTAATCTCTTCGCCTCGCTCATTCATGTTCATTCCCTTAGCAACTGTCTTGTGTTCACCTGATCCATCAAAAATTTCATTGATAGCCTCAAAAATTAGATGTTCAAGTTGTTTTACATACCTACCCAAACAGACATTGAAACGTGGACTTCGTGGCTGTATTGCCCGAGGTGCCCCGTCTGGCTTTAAGTACTCATCCTTCGTGAATACTTTCACGCGCTTATCACGCGCCTGAAGAGGGTTAGACTCCAGACTCTCAACCGCTTGTTCGTAAACCTTCCGTTTCGCCCCACCGTAACACTCTAAAAACTCTTGGTTAGTGCACGGGCTGACTACTCCATGGATCTTTGAACATCTCTCCATTTCACGGTTGAATTGTGAAAGCTTGTCCTGTACGTAGCTCCTGGCCTGAGCTACAGGATTCTCTTGCGCATTAATAGAACTGTGGCTCCATGGTTTCGGAGCGCGCTGGAATCCCCCCTTGCCATCCTTAACGAAAAATACGCGTTCGAGGACTGCATGGGTTACCGTCTCAATATCATTATTAGGTATATCCCAATCGGGCCCATTACCGCCATTTACTCGGTAATAGGTTCTGGCCTTCTTTGAACGGCCAACCTGCCTGGCTTTGCGTATCCGGATCCTCTCTCCTTTCTCCATATCTGTTAGTACTTGTGCTGATGGCACTTTAGATTTGGTGGAAATTCCGGTATGCTCGGCCAAGCTTCCCTATATAGGTGTTTGCGCCGCAAATAGTTCATTCCTGCGACGTCTTAGGTACCGCATACAGCGATGAGAATAAAGTTCCCCAACGTATTCTTCATCAGCTGTAAGGATCCAGTACATCTCGGATGCGTGCATCACAACATTTAGTAGTTCTTTGTTGCGAAGGTTTTCCCATCCTTCAAATCCTTCTCTGCGATAAGCCTCTGCCTTTCGCGCTGCATCTGCACGTATTAACAATCTATTTTCCCGAGTATCTTCTAACACGGGGTGCTTAATTTTTAGCAACGCTGCGACTTCACCTGCCGCGATCGGTATGCGTCCACGGTGTTTGGGCTTCGGCTTGGAGAACTTTTTCTCCCGCTTCACCTCAATTTCCTGACATCCCGATCCCGACTCAAACGGGTCTCCTGACCCCGCTGAGCCGGCGCTGGACTGGTCTGTTCCAGCTTCGTTGATACCCTCAACGCGAGGGGCTACAGGAATGGGACCTCCAAGTTCAAGGTCACCATTGAGAATCGTTAAAGCCACATCTACACCTTCTGGCTTACGTGATCTCTCTCTAATTGCTTTGACAGCCCATGTCGTAGCAACGCCTGCTGCAAGTGGAACATACGCTACCGCTCCTACTCCACTTAATAATCCAACTACTCCTACCGCACTTCCAGTATAATATGTTATCATAAACGCCCTATCTCTAACAGTGTAATTTTTGGCTACAACAGCTAAGGAAGCCATCCCCTCGCTTGTTTTCACCAACCACTCTGGCCTGCCGTCTACATAATCATGATCAATCTCGCCTTTTCTCATCCTGTTGGGGTGTGGGATGAGCATCTGATTATCTTCAGCTTGCTGGAGTGGTTCTGACGAAGAACCGCTGGTTTCATCAGGCTCCGTCCTCTCCGCATTGTAATTCCTTCTTAGGAACCCAAGTTTAGCTTTGATTAGGTTACCAGTTCTTACCCAGCGTGAACGCCAGACACCGCGTGCGTTAACACGTGATGCTGAGTCAGGCTCTTGAGCCCGCTCGCCTCTGGACATGCCCGTCGTGGCATCACCAGTGCAAATGAGTGTATCGTTATTTCCTGTATCACTCATATTTTCATTGGTTGTTAGTGCTCATTTAACCCATGAGCATGGGGTTCCCCGCGATAGGCACGGGTGCCACTGTTTACCCACAGCTGGGGAAAATATTATGCAGT